CGATTAAGTCTTGTGCATCGGTGTTATCAACATCCTTTACTAATCTTTGATATAATATTACAGCTGAACGACAGATATCAAAGTGTTCTGTCTGATAATCTAAAATCTTTATGTTCTCACCACCACCGAAATGTTCTGGTTCATCTTGTTCTAATCTTAGTTTTGGTAATGGTTCACCGAACTTACGACCAGTCCAATAGTTTTCATTCATGATATTTTTCAACTTAATCATTTCATTTTCTTTCGCATTTTAATCATTTCTCTCATAAACTTTGTAACCGTGTCTTTGTAAACCTTTTTGATATCTTTTGCTAGTTTTACATTTTCAGGTCTAGCGTCCCTTAAAAAAATCTGTTCCAACTTTAACATTCTTTCACGAAGTTTAGCTTCTGCTTTTACGATTCGTTGTACCTCTTGGTCAGCTGGTCTTTGTTCCTCTGGCCCCTCCTCTACTTTTGCCATCATGTCCTTTAAGGTTGGTAAGGGTTCACCGAACTTTCTATCCCAAACAAAAGCTTCTGACATTATTTTTTTAAGTTTTATCATTTTATTTTTAAAGAGGCTAATACCACTTTACCTTTTTTCTTCTTACCCTCAACAATATCTTTTAAATCACTACCACTAAATACGAGTTTTGCTGATAGTTTTCTACCATTTACCATTATAGAGTTTTTACCGACGACCTCAAATGGAACACTTGTCTCATTCTCAATCTCTTCATCTAATCTCCAAGCTCGCCACTTGTCTAACATTTTTATTGATTCTTTAGACATCTATCCTCTCATTATATCGTTTATGATAGATTCAACTTTACAATACTCATCACAACTTCTATCTTGTGTTTTGTCCACAGACTCGTTCACAGGATACATAAACGCTCCATGTGTTGATGGATTGGAAACAAAGTCAAACGCTATAAGTTCAAAGTCAGGTTGTACCTCTTGTGCTTCTGCACCATTCTCATTTACAGTTTCTACTGAACCCATACCACGAGAAGATATACCAAGTTTAATACCTGATTTAAATAATTCTTTTAAAATATTACCACTTGGAGTTCCTAAAACTTCTACTTCACCTAAAAGGTTATCACCTTCAAAATGCATTTTTTTAATATTATGAGAAACGTTTTGTAAATTCACAACTGAGGACTCGGGATGGTCTAACTCACCCATAGCTCTACGTTGATTTATAAATTCATCCGTATATTTTTTTGCTTCTCTGACTAAAATATCTTTTGGGTACACTCTACCGTTTTGATTTTTGGATTCAGCACGTTGTAAAACACCACGAACAATGAGTTTTCCATCATTCTCTTTCATGGATTCGTTAATCTGTTCTGGTTCTATTTCAAATGGTAGGTAATCTACTATTAGTTGTTTATTCACATCTAACTCCTTTAGTATAATTGGCCAATTTTATTAGCTAATTTGACTAATCTTTCACTAATTTTTTTCATTGCTACGTGAGTTCTTTTCCAATAAGTTTTAGAATCCACGTTTAATTCGTTTTTAAGTCTTACATTTATCTTAACAAGTTTATCAAGTTCATTTAACTTATCACGGACTTCTCTCATTGATAAACCAATTTTTTGTCTTGGAGTCATCGTATCGTCATTACGATAGTTGTGATATTGTCCCTCATTAACACTCTCTAATCTTTTGTCAACTTGTTTTGCTTTACTCATTTGTAATCTTTTTGTACTGATGATGGCTTTTTTTCCTTTTCTTAAATTTTTTGCAACCATCATTTTAGCCTCACCCTCTGATGATGCGTCAACGATTATAGTCGCCATCTCGTCTTCAGATGTACCACCAAGTGTAAATTTCACTGCAAATTTAGCCTCAGTCACTTTAGTGTAACCTCCTGCGGTTGCAATCTTTTTTTCTTTTTCTTTATCTTTTTTAGATTTTGGTTTGGATTGAAACATATATGGTGTTTTAGGAGGCCCAGCACCACCATCTAAATTACCAGTCATGGAGGCTTCTTCCATCTCCTTTTGAATTAATTTACGAAGTAATTCTTTTAATTTATTTTTTGAGATGGACATTCTTAATCTCCTTAACTAATTCATAATATCTCATCATGGTTAGAACTTGTTTTTCCTCTACAACCCTACCTTTAGTTAAGTTGACTATTTGCTTTATGGCTTCTGTAAGTTTAATTTTTGTAACCTTGTCTTTTACTTTGGGTAGATGTTTACTTAATTCTTCTTTTACAATTAAAACTTCGTTATCAATAAACTCTCTTATCTTATTAGTGTTACTAACATTATTAATAAAGTTTTCTAATAGTTTCTTTTGTGATTCATCTAACTTCTTATATTTTTTGTTAAATTTATCAACAAGAATTTTGTAAGTTAACAATCTTAAATCTTTATCTTTTTGACTATATTCTTTTAGAACTTTTTCTTTTACGGCATCACCACTAATTTTTTGATTAGTAATGTGTTCTAAAACTGTGAATTTAGAATTTAATACCTGTTCAGGATTAAATTCATTATTTGATGTTTCACTTTGAAATACGTTGTATATAGATGCAAATAATTTGTAATTACTTATTCTACCATTGAAAAAATCCGTAGAGTCATAAGTTTCTTTAATTTGCTTAATTAAATTATATTTTTCATTTCTAAGTTTTGAATTACTAAGTTTTTTTCTTGATTTTAAAACGACTTCAACTAACTCATTAGCCTTATTTTCGGACTTAAAGTGTTTTTCGGATAACAGACGATACAACTGAAGTTCTTTTCCTAAAGAAGTATTTTCGTTAAAATATTTTTTTACAATTGTTACAGCCTTTGAGTCTTTTCCAGCCAATACATCTGCAGTTATTTGTCTTGTTAATAATTCAAAAAGAATACCAGTATTCTTTATTTTAGAATGCTTCAATTTTTTTGCCATTGCATAAAGCTCCAATTTGTATATATATGGTTATTAATAAATATAAAGTAAAGTAATTTTATTCATTTACTAATGAATCAACTTCAGTATTATACTCATTCTCCAACTCACTTGTTTCAGTTAAAATCTTTGTTTCATTACCAAATTTCATTGATTTTTTTAATTTATCAAAATGTGCAAGTGCCAGAGTCTTGTCCGACTTACTAGCATTTTTTCTATCCACGTTACCAAGTGGGTCTCTACCTCTTGCACTAAAGTCCTTTCCGTACTTTGGGGTTTCTTTAGGTCTACCAGCTCCTTTAAATCCACCCTCTGGTGCACCACCCTCATCTTCACCGAACACAGAACCAGCAACAGAATCTTCATCACCACCATTTTCTGCTGATTGTTGCATATCACTTGGTGTGCCTACTGATTCTCCACTTGCTAATGGGTCATTACCCTCATTTTCTATTTGAGAACGTCTAAATTTTTGTTTAAAATCGTGAATAATACCTTTATCTTCTTCTTTTATCTCATCATCGGTGAAATTAAATATGTTTTTGTATATCCACTCTGAAGATAGTAATCCATCTTGTATCATAGACGATGCTAATCTTGTCTTAGAATCCCATAACTCAATCTTTTCTTGTTCGTAAATTGTAGATGGACTTGTTAATTGTAATCCAAAGTTTACTAATTCAGCATCTTGATATCCTTGTGCATATAAATGTACAATTGCAATCTTTGTTAATTCACTAACTGTAATTCTTTGTATTCTTTCAATAGTTCTAGCAAAACGAACATCCTCTGCTGCTAATGTAGCTTTACTACCAACATTTTCTTCAAATCCTAAAAATGCTTTTGGTATTCTCAGAGACGATAATAGTTTATTTTTGAGATACTCAATATCTTCTGTTGCTTCATATGTTAGACCTGGTAGTGAATCAATCTGTGTACCACTATCACCACCACGTACAGGTAAGAAAAAGTCCTCAGTTATATTTTGCATATTATATCTGAGATTATAATCACCTGTAGTCTCATCTATTATCGGTGTTTTCTTCATTTGATTAATAACTTTTTGCATATAGTTATCAACTTCAGATGGTGGTATATTTCCAATATCTAATTTGAAAATTCTTTTTTCAGGTGCCCTCATTATTCTGTGAATTAACATCGCATCTTCCATCAATGTTAATTGTTTAAATATTTTTCTAGCACCCTCTATCTGAGATTTACCATATGGTAAATAATTTGAATCAGATAACAATCTAAAATGAGCTACTTGATAATTTTCTAATTCTTGTCTTATCGCTGCCTTTTCAGGCTTAAACTTATGTTGATTTGTTGCTGACTCAATAACAAACTTTACATATTCTGGATTCTCTGGGTCTAAACCCTCCATACGAGATACGTCATATACCGACATTGGTACTACGTTTGTCACACCATACTTTTCATCAATGTCAAGTTTTAAAAAGAAATCACCATACTTACACATATTACGAATCCAAGGCCATAGATTAAATTCTATATTCAATATATCATAAAAAAGATTGTGTAGGATTTTTTTAATTTGGTCATTGTCAGAGTTTATTGTAAGAACCTCACCATATTCTGATTTCATTGTTGATTCATCAGAGTAGATATCTAAAGCAGATGATATGATAGCATCTGAATCCATTGCTTCATAATCTTGGAATAAATTTAGTCTCATTGATTTTGTTGTTAGACTATCAGAGTATCCACTTAACCCAGCACCAGCATATAATTTTTGGTATCTGTCAACCAAATTACTTCTATCATAGGATTGTGTACGACTGGTATCGGATACCTTAAGTCTTCTACCACCTACGTTTCTTACAACTACGTTTGTTGAAAACAATCTCTGTAGTCTTGCAAATAAACTTGTATCTGCCATTTTTTACCTCACTTAATTAACCAATCTAATGATTCTTGTTGTTTGCCAACTTTCCATTTCCAAGAATCATTCTGATTGATTTCTGTTGTATAAACACCTTTGTGGGAGTTTATGTTATTAATACTTTTTTTCTGTAATTCTATACCCTCTGCTCTTAACCTCAAAGCAGTTTCTCTAATCCAAAGTCCCATTGAGAATGACATTACTAAGTCATCATTATATCCTCTCATTGCTTCGGCTCTACTTCCATTATATATAAATACAAACAACTCATCAATTAATCGCTGAGAGTGTACTATTACAGATTTTTCTCTAAAAAATTCTTCTAACTTAGCAATTACTAATGGTCTTGTTTTTTGTGTTAAT